ACTACGAGCACTACACTGAAGGTTTCTTGGGTGGCGGTTCTATGGCGATTGCCTTGACCCGTACCAACCCTGACCTTAAGGTGACCGTGAGCGACCTCTATACGCCTCTGTACCGCTTCTGGTTGGTGCTTCGCGATATAGGTCCCCAACTGCAGGATCACCTCTTCAACATCAAAACCTACCTCAATAGATTTGAGGATCAGGATGACGTGATCGCTGCTCACCGTGAGGCATTTCAAAAAGCAAAGCAAAAGCTCAATGAAGACATTGGGGTGTATGAGTCTGCTGTCAATTTTTATATCTGTAATAAATGTTCTTTCTCTGGTCTGAGTGAGAACAGTTCTTTCTCAGCTCAAGCATCGCAGTCTAACTTCAGTTTCAATGGTATCAATTCTTTGACCTGGTATCATCAGGCAATCCAAAACTGGAATATCCTTAATGAGGACTATGCCAATGTTATTAGAGAAGATGCATTTAACTTTTTGGATCCTCCATATTTGATTAAAGATAATCTATACGGGAAGAAGGGAGATCTTCACAAATCATTTGATCACGTACGAATGTCCGAAACTCTTAAGGACTTTAAAGGTAATACTATGATCACTTACAATTCCTGTGATGAAGTAGAAGAGCTCTATCCATCATTCTCAAAATTGAAGTGGGACTTGACTTATACGATGCGTTCGACAGCATCCTATGGGTCCGATCAAGACAAGCGTAAGGAATTGATGCTAGTCAATTACAACATAGATAACAGTACAGGAAAGTGGTACAAGTAATGGGAAATATTATTGCCAGAGCTGCGAATGGTCGCGCTCAAATCGTAGACACCTCTGCTGGTGTCATTCAGACCTTCGGGGTCGATGTACAAAATGCACTTATTCAAGGAGACGAAGTAGTTGTCAACCTCACAAATGGAAAGACCCAGATCTACAGATTCAACAGTAGTGGGAGAACAGTCTTTGGACCAGTCCGTACTTTTTGAACTTCCTGCATCTGCGACGTGGATGACTGAGTGGTCTTACTACGTTGGAGAAGAACGTCTAGGTAAAGTACGTTTTTTCAAAACACGTTATGGATTGTATAGCAGTGTTGGTGAAGCTACCCTCAAAGGTCATACTATTTTAACTGGCGGTGAGTTAGATGCAGTCGTCTCGATGACTTACTGGCATCTTAAATGGGCTATTGATGGTTACGATGGAATCCAATCTACCTTTAGTAGTGTGGTAAGCGGTAAGCTTTAACTTTAATTTTTTATTATGGAACTCAAGGACTACTTGTATTCAATCAATCAGTCTAAGAAAGATATTTGGGATGAAGATAATCACAAAAACTACCCACCATTTGTGATTAACCGATGTCTTTCTGGACACTTAGATTGTATATTGCACGTTAATGAGATGAATCAAGCACATCATCTCGATAAAAAAATGCAGTATGACTACTACATAAATACACTGAGACCTAGGAAAAGATTTTCTCCTTGGTTGAAGCAGTCAAAACTTAATGATCTTGAAGCTGTGAAGACTTACTATGGTTATAGTAATGAAAAGGCACGACAAGCGCTACAGGTATTGACCACTTCTCAAATCACTGAGATTAAATCCTTAATTGACACAGGTGGCAACAGATGAGCGAAGAATTTGTACAATGGGACGAGACCCAAATGGTCGAAGTCGTGCTTGGGGAACCCGATGACTTCCTCAAAGTGAGAGAAACGCTAACACGTATTGGTGTCGCTTCTCGCAAAGAGAAGAAAATTTATCAATCTTGTCACATCCTCCATAAACGTGGTAAGTATTATATTGTTCACTTCAAAGAATTGTTTGCCTTGGATGGCAAGCAGACAAACTTGAGTGTGAACGATATCCAAAGAAGAAATCGTATCGTGCAGCTCCTGGTAGACTGGGGTCTCGTTACTATTTGTGATCTAAGTAAAGAGAAAATACTCAACGTAGCTCCTCTTAACCAGATCAAAGTTCTTTCCTTTAAAGACAAATCTGAATGGATTTTAGAGTCTAAGTATAATATTGGAAAGAAAAAAACCCCTGAATAATTATGTTGACGTTAGGTGATTTCGACTCTCGTGTGGTAACTCCCGAGAGATTGGAAAAATTATTTGCTATTAATCCAAATAGAAAAGAATACGTAGAGAAAATTTCGCCCGATTTTGATTTACGTTATATTGCTGTAGAGAACTGCCTAGTCAATCCTTATGATGTTAGGGATTTTCTAATCAATTCTTCGTATATTACTGGCACCAATGATCTTATGCCGACTAAGACTGGTGCACCTGGTATGCAGCAGCCTGTTGCGAATGAATGGGTAAAGCCTTATGTAAGTTACTTGCGCAAACTTTTGTTTGACTGGAAGATTACTACCAAATCTATGACGTGGCACGATTTCTCTTGCTACAACAATGTTTTTTGGAAGGGTATGCAATCAATCGATAGTAACTATCGTCCTCACGTTGACCCTGGTGACTTTGCGTTTAACTTGTTTCTTTCTGATGATCTAGTTAATGATGGTACTGCAATGTACTCCATTAATGTTGAAGGCACAAAATGGTTGGACGTTAGACTGTTGGAAAAGCAAGGAGGATATCGCAGCTCAACTATTGCATCTTTGATGGATGTTGGTAGAGATGGCGTCGGCAAGATGTCTTCCTGGGAATGCTTCCAAGGTGATGAGGTTTACAACTTAGAAGGTATTGTTCCTGCAGGATTTAATGTCTGCTCTGGATACAGAGGTTCTGTTTTCCACACTGCCTATTATGATGATAAGCAGTATAATGATGGTCACGTTAGATATTCTTTAGTTGCGATGTTGGCGCTAACCAATCCACCAGCGAACAAAAGTTCATTCATTACTAAAAAAGATGGCTAAGAACAGAGTTCAAATCATTCACGAAGATTGCGATGCATCTCTTGCAGATGATACGACTCTTCCGTATACTGCATATCTTGTAGAATATAAATCTGAAGGATTTGCAAAATATGATATTGCTAAGTGTACAAAAACTGTAGACTTATTTGACTATTACTATGATAAGTATGGTAAAGAGTTCGTAGGTTTCGCACAATCTAAAGGAAAGATCAACCCAAGGATGTGGAATCCACCTAAATAGTAGTGTCGCTCTTTCGTGCGCGACCTCTACATACGGAATATACGCTACCAATGGACGGGTTTCGCCACTCGTCTTTTTTTATGTTCTGATATAATTATTATTGGATGCCTTCGGGGTCCACAAAACACAAACTCGCTTTATAGGAGCTACCATAATGGAACGTCTAGTACGTTATACTGCCTCGGATCTTCCCGAGCTGATGGACAGGATTGTCAAGCACTCAATTGGTGCTGATGATTGGTTCGATCGACTAGGTGCACTGCACGAGACCACTAAAAATTATCCCCCTTATAATGTTATCCACGAGAGCAATGTAAAAACTCGTATTGAAATTGCACTTGCTGGATTCAAGAAAGAAGAAGTCTTTGTTTATACTGAACACGGCAAAATGTTTGTCGAAGGTCAGAAAGAAGACAAAGAAACTGACGTTAACTATTCCCATAAAGGAATCGCGCAACGTAGTTTCACTCGAGCTTGGACTTTGACTGAAGATTGGAGAGTCGATGCAGTTGAATTTGAGGACGGTTTGTTATCCGTCACCCTACAGAAGGTAGTACCTGAACATTTCCAACGTCAGGATTTCCTCTAAATACGTGTGACCCCCTGCGTGCCAACTGGACCCCTTGACTTCGGTCGAGGGGTCCTTTATAATAGAGATTCACCTAGAACTAATATGTCGATCCAACTCATTCTGATGAAAAGCGGTGAGGATGTCATCGCTGATGTCTATGAGACACGTTCTGAGACCAGCGATGACGTTGGTTTCATCTTGCGCGACCCTCAGATCGTGCGAATTATGAAAAATATGGAAGACCCTGAAGCAGGTCCCAACGTTACGTTTGAGAACTGGGCACCTTTGTCTTCTGAGCGTCGGTTCCTTGTTAAAGAACACAGCTTCACTACTATTACTAACCCCCTACATGCCCTAACTGATCATTATGTCGAACGATTCGGAGCAGAAGACGAGCAACTCACTGCAGGTCGTCCT